ACCACAACGCCGAGCAAACCTAGCTTGGCTTATCCTGTTGATATGTATATATTCTTTCAGTGTCATAATTTTTCTCAACTTTACCTGTTGACCGATTGTAGACATTACGTTACCGTAACACAACTAGCAATGAGGTCAAGCATGGATATTTACAAACACGATAGCGTAAGCGGCGGCACGTCAGCAAAGTACGAAATGTTATTTAAGCTTTGGCTGCGTGAGAACCACAATATTCAGTTCCCAACAAACACACCAATGTTTACAGGCCGCATAGTAGAGGGCGGTCTAAACAGGGTTGAGGGTCTTCCAAACTATGACCCAGAGAAAGGCAAGCAGGATGGTATGCCTATCGCTGAAGCCACTCGGCACATGATGGCAGAGTATGATGAATACCAGCCGCGTGATTGGGATGAAGGCAGGGACAAAGAAGAACATGAAGCTTTCCGCGATTTTCTGCCAGACATGTTAGGCCATGCAGTAGAGGGCTTGAGAGAGTGGCAACGGCGTCATGGCCTAAACACTATTCATGGCGAACACCGAACATGGTTTACTGTTCCAGAGTTGGACGTAAAGATAATGATGTTCCGCGACTACTATGGTGTTGACCATTTGTGCGATCTCAAATGCAAAATGCCACAACGCAATCCAGTTAAGAAGGATGGTACACGGACTTGGCGAATACCCAAACCGGACATTCAACCAACGGAATATAACATCTGGCAAATGGCTGGCTATTGGAGAGCCACAGGACAGAAGCCATCACTGTTGCAAGTCACAGCATCAGGCTACCATATTTGGGATGAAGATAACTGCCCACTGCTACGAGAAGAACATCTTGAAAATGTTTATCAGGATTTAAAACGCAGTTGGATTACCACACAAAATCTTATTCGTGCCGCCAATGGAAACTGGCACACACTAGCTGGCCTAGTCACCCCGGATTTCACAGAAATCGCAAGGAAGCATGGGCCACACATACTTAAACTAGCAAGGGAGTTTTGGAAATGATTACAGTGCAAGATTCAGATGATATGTTTGATTTATTCTATACACCGCCACACAAGCTGGCTCGGACAAACGATCCAGCGACAAGTCATGAGGCTGCTGAGAGCGTTGATACAAGCCACATGGAGCAAGTCGTTCTTGAGGCCATACAAGACTTTGGTTCAGACGGTTGTATTTCAGATGAGGTTTTAGCAAGGCTACCTCATCACGGTTACAGCACAGTGACCGCAAGGTACAAGCAGCTAAAAGAGAAAGGGCTGGTTAAGGTTGATGACCGCAAACGCAAGGGACGGTCAGGCCGTGGTCAGTTGGTGATGTGGGCAACAGAATTTTATAAGGAGAATTTTTAAATGGACATTTTTAGATTAGCCGCAGAGCAAAGATATTCAAACCTAAATGCAATCAAAACCAATGTTCACAACATTAATGTTTGCAAACCATGCGATTTGCCTCAGTCAGAAAATGGGTTTGTAAAAAAACATTTAGAAACTGGCATTTGCGTTATGATGCACACCACAAAGGGAACTGTCCTAGAGGTTCGCGGCATTGATGAAAACCAAGAAGAGTTTTCTTACAAATTTCATTACGAGAAAAGTGCAGAACAACCACTCTCAATGAGAGCAGTCGGAATGTCTGGTGAAGTAAATAGATTGCAAGTTTCTTTAGCCAAGGAAGATCATAGAGATAAGCACATGTCTATACATGATGTCAAAAACAAGACAGTGCAAAAATCTTCAAACAATGAAACAAGGCAGGACATGGGTGATGACTGAGGAACAAGAAACACAACAGCGAATCGACATGCTGCAAATNAAAGTCGATGAGTTAGAGGCAAAAGTGTTAGAGCAAATGGTTGCCTTCACCACGGCTATNAAGCTGATTGCAGACCTTATGGAGAAAAAAGATGGTTAGAGGAACCTTGCCACCAAACCTGATACAAGCTTTGGAAGAAGTTGGCATGAGTACAGAGATGGATAAAGGTGCTGTATGGAACTGTCGAGGCACCCCGGTTGTTCTTCACAAAGCCTTGGAGCGTATAGCTCATAAAAAAGGCATACGCTTTGACCCGCCGATGGTTATAGAAACCAGTGCTGAACAAAACATCGCAGTGATGTGCGTCACTGGCTACCTTGGTGAGTTTAGCGAATGGTCAATAGGGGAAAGCACACCGCGAAACACCACAAACAATTATCCTTTCGCTATGGCAGAGAAACGTGCAAAAGACAGGGTGATACTAAAGCTTATAGGTGTTGCTGGGTTTGTTTATTCAGAAGAAGAGGCTGATGAATTTAGAGATAGCAAACCTGACCAAGTTGCACAAAGCCAAAAGGCAGAAAGCAACGCTGATAACAGCGGCTTTAATCCAGAGGTGCAAAAGGCTACAAACTTTTTGCGTGAAGTTGATATGAAATGCAGTCCCGCAAACATGAAAACACCTAATGATTTGCTAAATTATATTAATCCAGAAAATTTTGTGACAAGTATGCAACAAGCAAAAGAACATGCACCACAAGTATTTCAACAGATTGAAGAAACCCTAGCGCAAGCTGCGCGTAGATTAAAAATGGAGTGGTAATATGCCTACAAAACAAAGAAAGAAAGTGTTTGGTTTTAAGTTGTTTCCAAACAACGATAAAAAATCAGATCGTGCGCCTGACTATGGCAATGCAAATGTGCAATGCTATGACCCGGTTATGAAACAAATTGCCCCCATATCCCTATCGCCTGACAATAAGTATGAGGTGTCGGCATGGACTGAGGCAGATGGGTCAATCGGGGTTAGTTTAAATCAAGTTATCATGGTGGAGTCAGCAGACAACATTGCTGACGATATTTCGCAAGCTGGCTTCAAACCGATTGCCGAGGCCATTGAAACCAAACATTACCCAGAAGGGCGGCAGGAAGCCCCACAACGACCTCAAGTGCAAAAGCGGTGGTGAGGAAGCGGAAACGTGACAAAGCCTCTCAGCGAGCGTTTAAAGAGCCAGCAACAGACTATGTGGTATGTGAGGGGTGCCAAAAATCTATGCCGTTGGTGACAGGATATTGGATAATAAATGGACTAGGGGAGTTGTTGTGTCATGGCACAAACGGTTGTTCAGTTAAAAAACAAAGTTCTCATAGAGGAAGCGAGGGTAGTAGCGAGGGACTATTACGCAGCCCTGATACTTGAAGGCTGGGGCTTGCACCGAATACTTAAAGAGCATGGTTACGAGCCGCATAGAGCAAAGTATATTATACCCCTAAATGAAGAGGAGAAAGGATGGTATGTAAGTGAGCCACACGTTATAGAATGTCTGGCTCACTATATATCAAACGGTGGAGAGCCTTTGTACTAACGCTTCTTCTTTGATTTCATAATCTTCTTCTGAAGAGCCGCTGGCAAAGTCTTTTGTTTAGCAGTCAGGCCGTTCTTCTTGGCTCCTGCTTTTTTTTTCTTGCCGTACATCACTTCTTTCCTTTCTTAGCTTTGTTACGCTTTGAGATAGCTGCTGCCTTCTTCTTTGCATCAGCTTTGCTACTGGCACCCCATGCCCGGAGTGATAATAACAACCGTGTCGGCTTGCCATTTTTGTACTCTGGCCCCCTCATGTTACCCATACGAGCTAGGAAACTAGCCCTTCTAGGGTTGTCACCCTTCTTGACAGGTGCTTTTAGCTTACCACCCTTGTAGGATGCACGACCTTTGGCGTTCAAGCCACCCTTGGGGTTCTTGCCAGCTTTGCGTTGCCATGCTGGTGTCTTAGCCATCTGCCAATGCTCTCATACGATCTACCAAACGTCTAGCCCTGTTGGGAACCTGAGTGTACCACCGCGAGTCTACCATCTCATCTGCCGCCTTGTCCCAATCCCTTGCATCAACGCCAGCCTTCATGCCCTTGAACTTGGACAGCCGGGGCCGACCCATGTTGAACATCATGTTAGCTATGATATGCTGACACTCCTCTGGCAAATCGTCAAAGTCAGGGTACAATACTTTGCACTCATCTATTGTCACAGACATATCCAGTGCAAACAATTTCTTAACACGTTCTTGCTCAACTGTTGTTCCAACAGGTTTGCCATGCTCCTCATCATTTTCAGTGATTAGATGACCAATGCCGCAAGTGGGCAAGCCAAGGTGATCTAAATACACCTCGTACTTACAGCCCTCATCTTCGGCTATCTCTTCTCTGAGTCTATCTTTGTTCATTTCTTTTTCTTCGCTGCTGGTTTTTTCTTTTTCTTGCCACCTCGTAGCAAGTCTGAGTCAGCCTTTCTTGCACCGCCCTTGCCAGACACAAAAGACTTTACCCTACCCATAGCCCAAGCATGGGCAGATGTCTTTGGCCTAGACCCTGATGAATAGTATGCACCCAGTCCACGTTTGTAGACCTTATCAAGAGTTGCTTTGGAATACCGTGACGCACCTGAGATGCTTGCAAACCTAGACATTACCCACGACTCCTCTGCTTGCTAATACGATCCATCATAGCTGGTGTGAGCTTGCCTTGTCTATACAGCTTGGCAGTGCGCTTAATCTCTGCCTCTCGTTTTTTAGGGTTTTTTGCCCCACGCACATACTTCTTTGGTACACCGCCTTTTGTTTTAGGAACCTTTGCAAACTTACGCTTTGTCACTTTGTCACCCCTTTGTATTTTTCAAAGCTACGCATCCCACCAAGACCCAATAATCCTAACAGCACAGTCATTAAGCTGTCCATATCAAAAGCTGGGTACGCCACTGCCTCAATGCCCATGTAAGCAGTGACCACATCCATCGTAGGAAAAACTAAAAAATGAGCGAATAGGGCTAGACTACAGCACCAACCCACACTCGGCCTCCAACCCGATACAAAAATGTTTTTTGACTTTGCTTCTTCAGCGTTGATAGCCAACTGGCCTTTGGCTAACTCTTGTGCGTGTCGATCAGCCATAGTAGCCAACTCATGCGCCAACTTGTTCTTCTGATCTTTGTCCTCAACAAATTTATCTAATAGCCCTGTCACTGGCCCTATTAATGCTTGTATCATTCTATTATCCTCACAATATAATTTGAACCATCATCATTCTTTTCAATTACAACTGTTTTGTTTTCGCAAGCGTACCTGACCGATGTTGATTTCTTGTAAAGGTTTCTCTCTATCTTTCGTTTGGTCTTGAGACATTTAGATATTTTCTCAAATGCGGTATGCTCTGCAATATCACCGCCCATATAGAGTATCAGTGTAATTGTTTCAGTTACCACGTTGTCCGTTCCTCATTTTTTCTATCTGTTCTTCAATATTAGTTAATCTTTTTTCATAAAAATCTAGTGTTAATTTTTGTTGCTGGTCATGTGGCGCACGGCCTTCATCAATTTGTTCTTGCAATTTAGCAAGTTGCTCTGACAGATGCTCTATTAACATAAACTGCTCAGAGTCAGCGGGTAGACTCCCGGCCTCACCTCTCGGCCATTTAATACGAAATTCTGTGTTCTGTTCTAAATCTGCTTCAATCAAAATGATTGTATTCTCTATGCTGTTTAATCTTTCTATGATTCCAAAATAAGCCCAAGTTCCAATCGCTGCTCCAACCACCATCGCAATCAAGTTGCGGATAGGCATAGATAGTTCGGTGTTTTCATTTAACTTGGTAGCCATTACTCAACACCCATGACTTGTGATAAACCAAACACCTCCAAAATCATAAATGTAAAAAACAACAACAAAATACCACCAGCAATCAACTTACCAGAAAAATTTGTACTACCTATTTTAATTGCCACAAACTCATTGCCCAATATTCGCAACACCAATTCAAAACTATTTTCACCTAGCGTTACAGATATTGGTTTTTTCTTTTCATCAGTCATAACTAATCCTTCTTGTGTTCATGCCCCATCCAGATGCCAAACACACCTGTCATCACCCCCATTACAACACTGACAAAAGCTGACTGTGATGCTGTCGGATCATCAAGAGACATAAACCATTCCGCACAACGCCAAGACATTACAGTGCTAGCCAACATCATAAAGCGTGGTAGGACTTTCCACCTTAAAAACTGTTCTACTGTAATCATACCGTTCACCCTCAACACTACGAGCTATTGTCATAAACATCACAGCGAAAAGAAAAATAGCTACCAAGAGTACACAGAAGATAATTGCACACGTTTTAATTGTCTCTGATATTTCTTGTTGCCTACGAGCCGCTTCAACTTGCGCTTTCTTAACCGCTTCCTTTTGTTCCCGGAGTTTCTGATTATGATGATTAAGAATCTCCTGCCATGTACTAGGTTGGTCGGCTGGTTTAGGCCAACGCATATTAATCATCGTAGCAATTTCTTGCATTTGCTCATTAAGTTTTTTAGCTTCAAGAACTGCATCAATTGAACTACGAATGTTGATGTCACCAACACCAGCTTGTTTATTACGTTCTTCGTTGAGCTTTTTTTGCGCTGAGAATAACGTACCGATTTGGTCTGAAATATCTGCAACAGATTGAACATCATTGATACGAGCCTTGATAAACCCTATAGCATTCGAGGCCGCAGTTACCGCAGCTATAGCTGTGGTTATTGGCTCCATTAGATTGCATCAGGCCAATCGTTAATCGGCGCATTGCCAGTTGGCTTACCATCGCTGTCCACAGGCGTATCGTACAACGCCATAAACGCAGCCAAGTCACTTGCATTACCAATTGATGTTTCTATCGCTGCACAAGCCGTCCTAACAGCATCTCTATAAGTGCTGACTGCGCTGGGTATTGCTGTAGACTTTTCTGATTTCCTAGTCACATACCAGTCGTATGGCGCAAGCTGGCTAGCTGCTTGAGCTTTGGCTAGGGCTATAGCCTTGGATTTCAAACCAAGCGTAACGAGTTGCTTGCCATCAATGCCAAGGATTGCTTTGCCATCCTCATCAACCTCATTAACATCAGTAAGTGAGCGAGGAATCAGTTTGCCATCAGCGTCCCTGCCCCAATAGAACCTGTTATCGTGTGCCGCAATTTCATCTTCCCATGTCAGGCCAATCGCAGCTTTCTCATCTGCGCTTAAATTGTTCCAGACCGCAGGATACTGTGTGCCGTCATTGTCCGTCCACGCTTTACCTACCCTAATTATCCTTCCGCTATATTTCCACGGCATTGTTATCTCCTATCGTGCATTAGCAAATTTGAATGGCTGGTCAGCAAAGGCTAAGAAAACAATAACATTTCCATTTCCGTTATGGCTTGTATCTGTCGACCTACATTTGAAACCATTAGATAAAAAATCTATTACTGGATAATCGTCATCTTCTGCATTAGACAAATTTGCTGCTAAATTATGCTCAACTACGTTATCAACATCACGCTTGTTATCGTGCATCCACCAACTTTGAGTTGAGTCAGTAGCTTTTATTATTATCCAAGCTGGCCTGAACCCTGTGTAGACAAACGCACCATTTGCATTTCCGTTTCCAACGTAGCTGCCATGTTTTGAGTAACCCTCAATGTCTGTAAAACAATATGCTATATAATTTTCAGATGATGCATTTACACTTCCACCTGTGTTAACAGTAAACACCGTTGAGGTAGGTGCAGTGTTATTAAACACACTTGTTGAAGCACCAAAAGCGGAGGTTTCATTAAGAGACAAATATCCTGTTGCAGGACTTGCGTTTTGACCTTGATGGTAAACAATCCATTTATCACCTTGGTCACGGTTTTTTATAATAATCGCAGTTGGTGTTGCCCCTAGTCCATGAGCTACAGTTCCCGCAGACCCTATTCCAGTCCAACTTATAATGCTAAACCCAGCCGTTGTGTTTACCTGACCAGAACTGTCAATCGTGCCAACACCTGTTGCTGAAGCATCATTGCTGAACGATGTGCCAGCTAACCAATTCCAAGCTACAAATGTTTGGCTGTTTTCGTTAAAATAATAGTTGGGTGAACTTGTCCCATCTGCGCCAGTAAAGCCATCACTGTCAAAACTAGACAAATAACCATACTGGTCTTGATTCCCCGCCCCTTCAGCATTTGTGCTATTACTGACTAACTCTTTATCACTGCCTGCGCCGCGAACACTATCGTACAATACATGACTTATCGCTTGGCTGCGTTGCTTTGCCCACACCCAATCAGGACTGAAGCCAACCCCACTTATAGCACGGCTGCTTGCTCCATTGCCTGTCCACAAAACCGTGTTGAAATTCTCAGTGCCATCAATGATGTCCACATCGGGCAAGTTCTGCGAACACAAGGCAAGAAATCCAGTTGGCGGCGCGTATTGAAATGATCCGTGACCGTTTCCATCTGCGTTACTGTTAGCTGTAGATTTTGCACCAGAAAAAGAACTGTCTTGTCCAAAATTAATTCTTACATCCCCTGATGTGCCAGTATACACCCCAATAAAAGGGACTACCCCACCGCCAGTTTGAGTAACCCAATCTGCGTCAAATGTTGCTTGTGGATTTGAACCAGCGGCAGGATTACCACTATTAATATAAGTGCCATTGACTGAAATAAATGCTTTGCCATTATCAGCATCAATAGCAAACCCAAGAATAGTCTCTGATGTCTGAGCTGATACCCCAGTCGCATCAGTCGATGTCCAAGCTGGTGTTCTAAAACTTGTGGCGTTAGTGATGTACAAAAATTTATCACTGGAACCTGTTGCACCAGA